AATGGATTACTCCAATCAATTGGTGTACAAGCTGGCGGCTGTCTTGTCCAAATCTGCGGAAGGATAAAAGAAGGCATTTAGCCTACCCCCTTAAGTGTAACGTGCGCCGACAGGGGTATAGTAAACCGCGCTCCCGCTAGAGGCCAAAGCTGCCGTAGTTGTAGTTGTAGCATTCGTGCTTACAAATACCGCCCAATACGGCGGGACGATGCCACCGAACAATTGAGCGATCGAAGTCGGCGGGAAGCCAACAATGCTCGATGCCGTGGTATCCACCGCCAATGCAGCGACAAGTCTGGCGAATCCGTCACGCTCCTCGGTGTCAGTAAACGACGCCACGCCTTCAGTTCCCCACGTTCCCGTGGCAGCAGCAGGCCATGTCGGAGTATCGTTGAGCGCACCGATCACATACACATAGACATACCCCGCTTGGCGGTTAGAGGCGTGTGTCGTGAACGTGCCAGATACCAGATAATCAAGATATTCATTGGACGTATTGTTAACGCTGGCACTCGACCAACCAATTAGCGGATAGCCGGTTGAGTTGTCAGCAGCGAGCGATTGTAGATTGGTGACCGCCATTGCCACCGAAGCGGCATAATCAATCAATATTGATCCGGGCATTATGCTCCTCCATCTTCTTGCAATGCGGCATCAATAGCTATTGCTAAATCATCTGGAAGATCAACGGCACTTGGAGTTTCGTTACACTCTTTAACGCGGCGCAATAAACTTTCCAATAGTTCAATCCTGTCAGCCGCATCTTGACAAATATCACTGACTTGCCAAATTCCACTCTCGCTAGAAAATTCACGGAGTCTGTTGGTCAAAATGTACTTACTCATTATGAACTCCTTGCTTGTTCAATTTCGTCAGGGGTAATCGTGCCTTCGCGGGTCAGAATGGCAGGGTCAGCACTTGTTCCTGTTCCAGTGGCATACAGTTTTTCGATTTCGAGCGCCAGACCTTTCCATGCTTCTCGCATAGCTACTCGGCTACCATTGTTGACATTGGTGCCGAATGGATTTTCGAAACCGGCGCGACGGTCATCACGGGACATATCAAAGATACCCACCGTAGAGGATGACAGCATGAGTTGAAGCCGCTGCATATTAAGCGAACTCATTCCGTCAATATCAGTACCCTGCCATGCGTTTCCGGTTTCGTCTGCCGTTACGTCCTTGCGCCAATACACGAAGTCAGGAACAGCCACGGCATTCAGCACATCAGCAATCTCAGAATTGCCGGAATTGTTATTAGGCTGCGCGGCAAGTTCCGGATCAGAATTGATATAATCCTTGAGTATTGCTTGTTCTTCAGTAGTAAGCATTTAATTCTCCTTACGGCATTGCCGTGTAGACCAGCGAAGAGCAGGACACAATGTCAGTCGGTGCAACCACCAAACCACCTGTAAAGTCAATGTCAGACCCAGAGGCAGCTACTTGACAGTGCGCTTGAACTACCCCGGCAGAAGACTCAATTGTCGCATAAGCTACAGTACCGCCTACTGGACTAGTATCATCGGCTATGGCGTTGGCAGTAATCGCTCCACTTGCAGGTGCCCCAAATGAAGTAGCGCTCAATGCTAGAGATGCAACTTCTGCTCCGGGTGTATTCGCTGTTGACGGACTGGCGCGATACACCAGTTTACCGCTTGGGGTGGCATTGATGATAGTGGTGCATACTGCGTTACGAAAGGTTGTGGTGTGGGTCGTGCTCATATTCATTCTCCTTTGGGTAGACTACAATTGTTCCGGGTATGGAAGTAAGGGTCACTTCTCTTTGCTTTCCAGTCAGAGTGTCGGTAATAGTAAGCACCATTGTCATTTGGGCTTCGTCGGCCTTAATCTCACTCATCATCATCCTCCTGTACTTTAGAAATTGAACTGATGGGTATTCCGTCATTGTCATACTTTAACGTATGTTTGCGAGGACGTAGTGCTTTCTTGACTAACTCTGTCAATTTCGCAATCTGCCCGGATTCATTATCAGGTTTTGATGGGGCCTCGACAGCAGCAGCAGCAGCAGCAGCAGCAGTATTTGCCCTTGTCTCGGCTTCCTGAAGTTTAACCTGCTTCGACAATTCGGCGTCTGCTGACTTCATTGCCATTTCCATCTGGAATTTTTCTCGCTCGAAAATCATTTCTTGCTGATGTTTATCTTCAGCAAACTTCATTTCTTGCTCGTTCTTAATCATCTCCATTTGAAGTTTTTGTTGTTCTGCTTGGGACTTCATTTGCAACTCGGCCTGCTTGATTTGCTGGTCTATCTGCTTGGATTGCGTTTCCATTTGCATCCGTTGCTGCTCCATCTGCATCTCAGCCTGCATCTTCTGCTGCTCCGGGTCAGGCGGTGGCGGTTCAGGGTTCTTCTGCTTCTGCTCGTAGTCCTGAATGGTCTTGTCTATCAGCGCTTCCATGTCCTTGCTGCCAGCATAGCCAGCAGCAGCATACTTCAACATGCCGAGAATAAGAGGAGCAGCAGCAGGCTCCGACTTGAGGATAGTAGCCGACGATTGTAGGTAGGTGGCGACGCTGGTGACGAACTCAGTACGCTCTTTCTTCTCGGCAGCGTAATCAGCCATCTTCATGCTGTCGCTATCAACGCTGATGCGCCATTCAAACTCCTCCGCGTTCTTAATCAATGCCATTGCTAGCACAACAAGCGCGTGGTCTTTACCATCCTCGGTGTATTCAATCCCCGACATCTTGGCAATAATTTCTGGCTCAAAGTGCTTGGCTATGATTTCGGCCTTGATTCTGAAGATTTCGCTGGCGAACCGGGCAGCGGCGGATTGGAGCCGCTGGATTCGGATGTTGGCGAAGTTTGCCTTGAGTTGTTGTGCCCCCAGAGTCTCGCTAGCTTTCGAAGCTCCGCGAACCACATCTGATATTCCGTTAAGCTCATAAATCTGCCCCTTGATGTCTTCACGCGCCTGCCGCAAGTTCTGCAAGGCATTGACTACAGTGTCCAGGGGCAACCAATCAACAGCACCCTTGACCCCGCCCTTTTCAGCGAACATCGCCCAGTTGTCCACAGGTATCAACTGGTTGTCCGACCCTTCACCCAACATGCGCTGGACACCATCGGCCTGCTTGTCGTAAACCCCGACAACCTTACACGCCCTGTGTAGCGACGCTATGCGGTCGTTAATGTCATCCAGTTCCTTGTACTGGTCTTGGAGCAGGTAGTAGTCTGCCGTGGGCACACAGTTGGAAGTAGTTGTCAGTGCGAACAGCGGCTTCGGGCAAGGTTCAAAGCCCTCCAGCTTCAACGGGTCGTCGCGCTCGTCCAGCAACTCCTGCATACCCTTGGACAGCCACAGCACGGTACGGGTCTGCCTGTCCCAGATTTCATAGACGATGGCCTTCTTGAGCACGTCATTGATGGGCGTAACAGAGTCGGTAGCCAGCTTGGGCGAGTAGTCCAGCGGCACACGGTTAGCCTTCTCCTCGCCAAAACGCTCGGTCAGGCTGTCCTTGTCCATGTAGACCCTGCGGCCTACCCAACGGCGCTCTGCCCACGTGCGACAGGGCGACCAAATAAAGTCTTCCCAGTGTACGTGCTCTACCACGACCTCCTGATGGCTGATTTCCTCCATCGTCTCCGGCTCTTGCGGCTCGGGCACGGTCATATCGGGGGAAGGTTCGGGGGTCATCTCCACCGGAACGGGCACCTGCTGAGTCTCTACCACCAACCGCAACCATGCGAAGCCGCCACCGGGCACCAGACGGTCTTCAATAGCATCCTCCATGACCTGCGAGAAGTTGCAGCTTGTCTCATCCAAGTCCTGCGTAATCGCTCGCTGCATAATCAACGCGGCGACACGGGCAACGTCATCGTCGGCATCCTGAAACTTACGCTCCACCAACACCTTCGGCACCTTGGCATACAGTGCGGCCTGCATGATGCCGACATTGGTGGTAAACAGGTTGAACTTCTTGTCCAGCCCGTCAATGGCGCCCTTACGGTCATCCTTGTAGCGCTTGACTATCTTGCGACCGCGTTCATGCCATTCCTTGTTCTCCTGCTCGGCATTGGTAATCTCGTCACGCCAGCGTCGGAACTTGTCTGCCGGGGTCTGCTCCGTGGCGGCAAGGCTGGTTATCTTGGCAACGCCGCTGTTACCGCTCGGCTGTTCTGGGGTGCTGGCTTCACTCATGGTCATATCCTCGTTGATCTGCGGGGCTGGTCAGCCCATAGCTGGTTTAACGTCATGTCGTTCCGCGTGGGCTGCGGCGGCGCGGCCTTGGCGGTGGTAATCAGGGTTAGCGCCGTCATGCGTCTGCCAAGAAGCGATAGTGCGTCCACGATGTCGTCCACGCCCTGACCGAGTGCGTTAGGGAACATCAGGCATTCGTTGATGATAACGTTGCTGAACGGTTTCGCCGGGTCGAAGTGAATCATGCCCCTTTTGAACATGCCGCGCAAGCCTGCCGCCCGAGTCTCCTTGTCCTGCCCCCGCATCGGCATAGGTCGCCAGTTGACAGGGACGGACTGTTGGCGCGCCCGTGTCGCCACAAGCTGCATGAAGACCTTGCTGGCGTTGTCGTCGTCTATCAGCCATTCGACGGGCTTGTAGGTCTGGGCAAGGGCAACCATCGCGTCGCTTGAAGTGTCAGGGTCAACGCGCTTACGGTAAAGATCGACGATGTGGCAGTGTTGGGTAGTTTTGTGGGCAGCTATGATGGCGTGGACTGTGTAGTCGCCCGTGTTGACACTCAGGGCGAGGTCGGTGAGGCCGTAGTAGTTGTATGCTTCTTGGTCGTATTGCGGGGTAGGGGCGAACTTGAAGTCTTCAGTGGAGGCCCAGCTTCCAGTGTCTGCTGGCGGCTCCTGCATCCATAACGTGCGCCAGATGAAGTCGTCCGATTTCTTGTCCTTCAGGTACGCATCGGTATAGAACTCGGGCCACATGCGCTCCCCTTTCTGGCGGCCAAGCGGGTCATTCTCGGGGTTCTCGCACTCCGCCGTGAACTTCAGCACCCTCATACGGATGTCCGGGTTCTTCTTGGCCCGGTCGATGGTAAAACCAATGATGTCGTTGGCGTTGAGCCGCTGGCCTATCACAATCAGCTTGCCCTGTGGCGTCAGTCTCGATAACAGGTCAGACTCGAACCACTTGTGAATCTTCGCCAACCCAGTCTCGCTCTGCGCGTCCTCGAAACTCGTATGTATGTCGTCGCAAATGACAACGTCCGCCCGTTTGCCCAACACGCCACCGGCCGCACCGACTGCGAAATAGCCTCCCCCGACTGTTGTTTTCCAGTTGTCCTTGGCGCGGGTGTCTGCCGCCACTTCAACGCCCGTGTCTGCCAGAAACAGATCAGATTCGACAATATTCCGCACCCTGCCGCCAAACTCGGTCGCCATCTCAGCAGCACGCGACACGGAGATTATGCGCGTGCTCGGGTCACGCCCGATGATGTATGCCGGGGCGCTTACCGACACATAGGTTGACTTCGCACTAGCAGGCGGCGACATGATAACCAGCACGTCGTACTCGTCGTCCAGCAGGTCGTCGATGT